AAGAGGATGTTTATGCGCAGAACGCGCTTAAGCGTCACGTCTACAACCCGCCAGCAGAGACCAGCAACCAGCCGTATGTGTGGTTCAAAATCATCTCTCCGAACGATATCACCGAAGGGCCGTTCATGGTGACATCATGGGGCGATGAGGCGCCGCACGACGACGTTGCCACCTGGTCTGTCGAAGCGTCCAGTGCCGGTCAGGTTGACGTGCGTGATGTTGGCGCGGTAATCACCATTACCACTCAGCCGCAAAACCGCACACTGACCGTAGGTGACGCGCTGAACCTGTCAGTTGCCGCGACGGTTTCTGATGGTTCTACGCTGGCTTACCAGTGGCAGAAAAACGGCAGTGATATCTCAGGTGCAACATCCGCAACGTACACCAAAGCGAGTGTGATTGCTGGTGATGCTGGCTCATACACCTGCCAGGTGTCATCCACCACGGCGGGTACCGTCACATCCGGTACTGCGACGGTTGTTGTCAACGCAGCCTGACACCAGGGGCTTCGGCCCCATTTTTTTTGAGAGGTTTCATGAAAGCAATAACCGATATCGGCCAGGCCATTGTCCGCTCTGGGGGCAAAGAGATATTCCTCAACCCGTCATTCCTCGCCATGTCTCGTATTGGGTCGCCGGAACAGATTGTTGATGCTTTCGTGAAGGTTCATGCCGGGCATTACCCGAAACACCGAATCTCCGATACTCAAATCCTGAAGGCGGCCAATGCCCGATGCTTTGCTGAAATGGCAGCATCTGCGGCAAACGTAGTACGGAATTGCTCTGAGGGTGATATTGCAGAGGTGATTGGTTCGTACTCGGTGAACGCAGAAGGACGGCTGCTGTTCAAGCCTGGGGTTATCCCAATCGAGGATGTTATCCAGCTTGCCCGCCACCTGATTCTGCATGGCGTAATGGGCGATCAGCCGCCGGAGGATTTCGAAGGAAAAAAAGGCGAATACAGTGACAAATTCGATGTACGGTCATTCGTCTACACCGCTGTTGCTCACCTCGGCATGAGCGAGTCTGATGCCTGGAACATGACAATGACCAGCTTCCGCGCCGCCATGAATGCCAAGTTCCCGCAGAAAGAGAAAGCCAGAGTGCCAACCCAGGAGAAATACGACGAGGTTATGGACTGGGCAGAACAGATGCTGGCGATGGATGCGCAGAGGCATGGGCCGCACTAATCAACTTAGGTCGTGTTTTATGCGCTTAGGATGGTTAGCATTATGAGTTCGTCCATGCGGATCACAAAAAAATAAAAAAATTGACCCACCTTAAAACGAAGCCAGAAGCCCCACATTGGACGATAAATTTTGGTGCATCCAGGTACATGGTGATTTTGAGTGTTTTTTGGCGATTTCTAAGGCTGTTCTCAGTGGCGTCCAATCAGTAGAGAGTTGAAGGATCACCCCTAAGGTAATACACTTTGCAAACTTTTAGCATTTAGCTAATTTTGAGTTTGTAGTTTTTATGTCGTTAAGAGCGACAGAGGGGATTAGAATGGCTATCGGTCAAGCGATTGCATTGGCTGCGATAACGCAACAGATGAACAAGGTTCAGGATGCCGTGAATAGTGCATTCAAGCCTTTGATATCTAATGCCTGTGAAATGCCGGAGAGGCTTAATGTTGAGGAATCTCTGCGCAGATGCACAGCAATTGTTGCTAGCTCAAAACTGATCGAAGAAACGGCAAAAGAGGGAATGCAACATTTAGCTAGCATTCGATCTGGCTCTATCGATGCAAGTGGCTTTCCTGAAGGCTTCGTTGAATCTCTAAGTGCCCTGGTTATTGCATGTAAAAATGCGCGCGGACACGTTGTTGAAATGTTCAATGTTGCAGAAAACTCTACTATGTGGAGTGGGCACATGAGCATGTTAAGGCCGTTAAAGAGAAAATACGTGAAGGCCCTTTCCGCTGTAGAAAACATTGCAGGGCAGATGATAACCGAAGTGAAGCAGGCAAGGCCTTCTGCGGTTGATGTTGATTCTTTGGATATTAGTCGCGAAGAAGCAATATCTCTGATTAAAACATCTCACATAATACTGGGTGCCGATTCTCCTAAATGGATGTGAAATGGTAAAAGTCAGCATTACTGAAGGCTTGTTTCAGCAAGCGGCTGCGCATAGGTATGCTCAGATGCTGGCAGAAACCATTTCAAACGGCACGGCTTACTGGTGCTTTGGTTCTCATGGCGGCTTTGAAAGAAGTTATGAGGCCATAGCCGCTAATATCAGGAAAATACACTTAAAGCTGCCAGGGGACAAACCTTGGCCTCCTGAGTACTCCCCAAGCAAGAGAACGTGTGATAATTATTTGGTCTATGCTAAGCATCTATATAACGATGAACATTACCAAATTCTTGCAATTATTAGTCCTAACGCGCACGAACAGATTGATTCGATACTTCCATCTATTATTAAGCTCGTAGAGGAAACCTTCTCCGAGCTTCCTCAGGAAGAGCTTGATAAGCTGAAAACATATGAAGCCTGAGTCCCCAGGCGGGTTTTTGCTCTCTTGACACCCATCCATTACCAGCGCTTTTCCTGTTTCCAGTCGACTGAGATCAATAAATCAGCTTTTGCCGTTGCACCTGTGCTATTCCTGTGTAGGATGTTTCCACTTTTACCAAAGGGGATAGGGATATGAAGAAGATATTTCTTTTAGGCTTTTCGTTGCTTTCTTTTTCGGCTTTGGCCGCATCATACCAGATACAGGTGCCAACTGACTCGAAAGCAACTTACACAGTCCTGGACAAGGGTTCTCAAGGCTCACTAAGAACTATCACGACAAAAAGAGAAGGGTCATCTGGCGTTACATTTTCGCAGCGAATATACAATTGTGAAGCAAACGAAGTTAAATACTTAGGTTCTGGTGAGAGCTTGGAAGAGATGAAGAACTCTAAAGCCGACCCTAGCATGTCGCCAATAGTAAGCGACTCCATTGCTTACTACCTAGGTCGAGAGGCCTGCAAGTAATCCAAACCCGCTCCGGCGGGTTTTTTTATGCCCGGAGATTAAAGATGGCACAGAATGTTGGTGATATTGAGTACACAATCAAAGCTGATACCGCAGAGCTTTTGACCGCAGGTAAAGATGTTAATCGGGTCACAGGGCGGATGGAAAGCGATCTCAGTAAAGCTGATAAAGCAGCCGACAGGCTTAGTACAGGCCTTAATAAAATCGGAGTTGCAATTGCCGGGGCTTTTACCATTCAGGCCGCCCAAAGAATCATAGAAATTGCAGATAGTATGAATACGCTGCAAGCGCGGGTAGCAAGGCTTTCACCTGATGCGGATAAAGCTCGAGAAACCATGTCATCTCTATCCGCTATTGCTTCCGGGTCGGGAAATAGCCTGGAAGAAACAGAGAGACTCTGGGAATCATTAACCACTGCATTAAAAGAGACTGGAGCCACAAATCAGCAAGTCCTCTCATTAACTGACACATTACAAAAAATTGGCACTGTCGGTGGATCTTCAACTGAAGAAATGGCTAACGCTTTAAAACAGTTTGGTCAGTCTATTTCAGGCGGAATCGTTAGGGCTGAAGAATTCAATTCCATCCTTGAACAAATGCCAGAGTTGGCTAGGCAGATTGCCGCAGGTCTGGGAGTATCAATTGGCGGCCTACGCAAAATGATGCTTGAAGGTAAATTAACAGCCCAAGACGCTCTCAATGCAATTCAGAAGCAATCGCAAAATGTTAATGAAGAATTTAGTAAAATGCCTGTCAGTATCGACAGAGCAAAGAACAGCTTAGATGTAGCATTTAAGAATGCAATAAGCGACCTCAACCAAGCCATAGGGCTTACATCTACATTGGCGGGGCTCATGCAAAGCGTCGCCGATAACCTGAACTTCTATAACAATAATGCTGGCAATGCTGCAAGAATGCCAAAGCTGATCAAATTACAGCAAGAGCTCAATGATGAAGTTAAAGACGGGCAGCGGTGGTACGAGACTGATGACAATTTTCAAGAAAGAAGAATTAGTGCGGCATTCAAGTTAAAGCAGGTAGAGGCGGAAATATCACACCTGCGAGCGCAGGCCGCTAACAATGCTAAAAATGGCGGGGCATTTAATGCGCCAGATACGACAGGCGATGACAAAGCCACCCAAAAGCTGCTGCAAAATGCACAGAGAAGACTAGCACTATCAAAACTTGAGGGAGAGGCACGAGCCAGGCAAATGGCGCAGTATGATGCCGAGGATGCTGGCTGGAAGAACAACGACCCGCGCATTAAGCAATTGCAAGATCAATATGCTTTAACTGAGCGCAATACTGCCGCTTTGAAGAAAAACAACGAAGAATCTAAAACATCAGCCACGCAAGCCGCAGCCATTGCTAGCAAGCTGGAAAATTTAAAGCAAGAGGCAGAACTTGTTGCAGACTCGACGCAAACCCTGACAAGGGAACAGCAACTTCTTCGAGCAGAACACTCTCTTGGCTCTAAAGCTACTGATGAGCAGAGAAGCAAGGCAAGGCAATATAAACAAGCCGCTTTAGATGCGGCGGATGCTACCAAGGGTTTTGCTGTCGCCCTTCAAGAGCTGCCAGAAGATGCAGAGAATCGCTCCTATGACGATTCAGTTACAGCAATCAAAGCGGCGTTCAAAGCTCAACTCATAAGTAAAAAGCAATATGATCAAGCCTCAGAACGTCTGGAGGCAGACCATCAGATTAGATTGGCAAAAATCCGGGCCCAGCAGGCAGTAACACCTCAGCAATCTGCAATTGGTGAAATCGACCCGGTTCAGCAATTAGCAAATCAGCACGCGCAGGAACTGGCTCTCATCCAGCAGTTTGAAACCCAAAAGGGCCAGATCACTCAGCGTGGTCTCGAACTGATGAATGCTGCCAATACTCAATACGAGCAGGCCCGTATCGCTGCGCAATGGGAAATCTATCGCAACCAGAGCACCACTAACCAGCTCATGGCTGACGCTGTAGACTCCCTTCAAGGTGGGGCTACCAATGCCATAACCGGGCTGATTAACGGCACCCAGAGCCTTCAGGAGTCCCTGGCAAACATCGGTACTACCATCCTTAACAGTGTTGTTGGCGGCTTCGTTCAGATGGGCGTCGAGTGGGTTAAAAGCCAGTTGATGGGGCAGGCAGCAGCTGCAACCTCACTAGCGTCGACTATGGCTCAGGCTACAGCAGCAGCTTCAGCATGGGCGCCAGCAGCAATGAGCGCCTCAATCGCAACGTACGGCAGCGCCGCAGCAATAGGTCAGGCTGCTTATGCAGAATCCATGGTTGCCGCGAAAGGGTTAGCCCTTGCAGGTGGACGCCGCTACGGAGGAACAGTATCAGCCGGCAACGCCTACCGAATCAACGAAGATGGCCGCTCTGAAATCTTCCAGACCGCAGGTGGGCAGCAGGCATTCATCCCGAATCAGTCAGGGAAGATTATTCCTGCTGATAAGGTTGGAGGAGGCGGTGGGGTGGTGCAGCACATCACTTTCGAAATCAACACCACTGGCGGCATAGACGATGCGACCATGGCTAAGATGGCGCAGATGATGAAGCAGGTGAGCCTGAACACCATCCGCGACCAGCAACGTCCGAACGGGTTACTACGGAGGTAATCGTGCCAGAAACATTCACATGGACACCGCAGCGAGCTTATCAGGTTGAACGTACCCCAAACGTAGCCGTTGTTAAGCTCGGCGACGGTTACGAACAGCGACAGGTGAAGGGTATCAATCCACTGATGGATAAATACTCGCTCACCTTTCGCGGCGTCAGCGGAGCGTGCCGCAGTAACCCTGCGAAGGATGCTGAGGCATTCCTCAAGGCCAGGGGGGCGGTTGAATCGTTCTACTGGACGTCATCCGATACGGGAGTGAGGAAGCTGTTTGTCTGCCGATCCTGGAATATGACAAAGACCGGGCCGCTGTTTGAACTGACGGCCACTTTTGAACAAGTACCACGATAAGCCGAAAGGCGGGAGATAGTTATGACTTTAGAACAACGTGTTGAAGAGTTAGAGGCTATGGTTGATTCAATGAAAGCACAGATGGAAGAAGTTATTAGCGCTCACACCTGTGCTTATAATCAAATCACTGCGAAATTAGATCAAATTGCCGTAATTCAAGCTGAACGCAAGGCTTGAATAGCAAGCTTTTCAATCTCACCGATGGTTTTATTCTTTATCTCATCTGGCGCTATATCTAGGTTTACCGAATGAAATTGGTCATTAGGGCCAATCAAATTAGCTTTTAATTTAAATGTATTTCCAGCGACCGCAAAAGAAATAAAGTCAATAGCGTTTAATTTCAATTCTGACATTATTTTTCCTTTATCAGAGGTAATCAGCCATCCCCCTTCGATGGTTACGCCAGTGTCCCACCACTGACGGGCTGAGCTTACACGTTAACCAGGGTTATCAGTAAGCAACATCCTGATATTCAGACAGTAGCCACCACTTGGTGGCTTTTTTTATGGGAGTTTGCCGTGCGCGACATACCAGCAAATTTAATTATCGACAGCGTAGACGCCGGAGTAGGCGCGTTTATCGACCTGTTCGAAGCCGACCTGCAACCCTTTGGCGGAGACCTTATCCGGTTTCATTCCGGCACCAATGGATATTACGGAAATGTGATCTGGAAAGGTAATCAGTATCAGGCTTACCCGATAGCTGTTGAAGGGTTCGAGTCAAAGAACGAAGGCATATATGCCCGGCCAACAATGGTGGTGGCGAACGTCACGGGTTTACTGACGGGCATAAACCATGACTTCGACGACATGCTTGGGGTGGTGATCACCCGCCGTCAGGTTCCGGTGAAATACCTGGACGCGGTGAACTTCCCCAATGGCAACCCTGACGCAGATCCGACGCAGGAAGCGGTTTCCCGCTACGTTGTTGAGGAGATGACGGAAGAGACGTTCGAGCAGGTGACCTACACGCTGGCGACACCGATTGACTGCGACAACGCTATCATCCCGGCCCGTACCATTCTCGCCGACGTATGCCAGTGGCAGTATCGCGGCGTCGGGTGTGGATATGACGGCCCCCCTGTTGCAGACGAGCGCGACAACCCAACCACTGACCCGGCGAAGGACAAATGCTCGCACCGACGCACCGGTTGCCGCTTCCGATATCCACGACCGGAACCAATGCCAATAAGCAGCTTCCCAGGCTCTCAAAAGGTTTCCTGATGCAAGAGTTACTCGACTATGCGGCCTCGTCGCAGGATGAAGTGTGCGCGTTGATCCTGAATGATGAGCGAGTGTTTCGCTGTCTGAATGTGCATCCGGAGCCCTGGCATCACTTCCGTATAAGTGACGATGACTGGCTTGCAGCAGAGGATGAAGGAGAGGTTACAGCGGTTTTTCATTCGCACCCGCAAAGCCAGCCAGCGCTTTCTGGTGCTGACCGGCAGATGCAGGTAATGACGGGGCTGCCATGGTGGCTTGCATCTGGCGGGCAACTGAGGAAATACAGGCCTGTGCCACTCCTGCTGGGGCGCAGGTTCGACCACGGCATTATGGATTGCTACACGCTTTTCCGGGACGCATATCACCTGTGTGGCATCGACCTGCCGGACTTCGGGAGGACTAACGGATGGTGGTTGCGGGGAGAAAATCTCTATCTCGCCAATATGCAGGTCAATGGCTTCTATCAGGTATCCATGCAGGATGCACAACCAGGCGACGTCATTATCAGACAGCCATTCCCCGGCGCCGACCCGTGCCACTCAATGATTCTCCTTCATGACAACCTGGTGCTTCACCATGACCATGCCGGACACCTCAGCAGACGAGAACAAATGCGACCGGCATACATCAAGCAGACGCATTCAATCTGGAGACACGAACAGTGCTCATCTTTAAATTTGCAGGCAATTTACGCCGATTTTACCGCCAGATATCCCTGAATGTTGATACTCCCGCGCAGGGTTTACGCCTTCTTCTGGCGCAGGATTTCGAATTCAAAAAAGCCTTTCTCAATACAAAGCTGCGGGTGCGGGTGGCGGGCGAGGATGTTGAGGAATCAGCGATGCAATGGCATCTGGACCGCCACCTTAAAGATGGCTCAGTGGTTCTGTTCGTGCCGGTGGTGGAGGGGGCCATTTCTGCTGCTGCGGCCGCATGGATTGCGGTGGCTGTCAGCGTGGCTTCGGTAGCTTACTCGGTCTACATGTCACGCAACATGAAAACCAAAACCTCCGCAGAAGCCGCTGAGACCAATACGCTCACAAACAACTCTTTTACCAGTGCTGAGAACCGGGTAGGCCAGGGCCGGGCGGTGCCACTCCTCCTTGGAGAAATGGAGGTCGGCTCGAACGTTATTTCACTCGGCATCGACACAAGCAACAACCAGGACTGGACGGAATCTATTAGCTAAGGTGGCATTATGTCTTCAGGCGGCGGCAAAGCATCAACCCCCAAACTCCTCGACGATAACCTCAAGTCAAAGCAATTTTACCGGGTACTGGATCTCATCAGTGAAGGGCCTATCTATGGGCCCGTTGATCAGGAACACCTGTCATCGTTCAAGCTCAATAAGACTCCCGTAACTGATGCGACAGGCAGTGTCAGCGTAAATGGTGTCAGCGTCGCCTGGCGCCCCGGCTCTGAAACGCAATCCCCCATTAATGGCTTCTCTGCTATTGAAGCGACCACCATCGTAAACACCGAAGTAACCTATGATACTCCGCTGGTTCGCACCATAACCGATCAGGACGTTACCCGGGTGCGGTTTAACGTTGGTGTGACCGGACTGGTCGAGCAGGACACCAAAGGCAATCAGAAAAACACGTCCGTCACTCTGGTGTTGGAGAGCAGAACTGGCGCTTCAGGCTGGGTTATTGAAAAGACCGTGACCATCACCGGGAAGATATCAGGCGAATATCTTGAGGCCCATCTGATTGATGCTCCGGATATCAAGCCGTTTGATATTCGCGTTCGCCGCATTACACCGGACAGCAGCAGCGATTTGCTGTCCAACGGCACTACCTGGAATAGCTACAGTGAAATCACCGACGACAATCTGAGCTATCCATTTTCAGCCATCGCTGGAGCCGTTATTGACCGCGACCAGTACACCGACACGCCGAGCCGCACATATCATCTTCGCGGGCTGATCGTTGACGTACCGGATAACTACGAGCCAATTGCCAGAACTTACTCCGGGCTGTGGACGGGGGGCTTCAAAAAGGCATGGACTAACAACCCGGCGTGGCTGTTCCGTGAGCTGGCGAAAAACACCCGATTTGGCCTGGCGAAACGCGCCGGATACATCGATGTTGACGATGGCGCACTCTACATTCTGTCGCAATATTGCGATCAGCTTGTAGATGATGGGTATGGCGGCAAAGAGCCACGCATGACGCTCAACGCCTACATCACAGAGCAGGCGAGTGCGCGAGACATTCTCGACAAGATAGCGAGCATGTTCCGTGGCATTGCGCTGTGGGACGGCCTGCGCCTGTCCGTAATGCTGGACGCTCCACAGGATCCGATTGCGACAATCACGAACGCCAACGTTGTGAATGGCGAGTTCAAACGAAGCTCTGTAAAGCGTTCAGAGAAATACAATGCGGTTGTAGTGTCCTGGACTGACCCCGACAACGGATGGGAGCAGGTGAAAGAGTACGTTTCCGACGATGAGATGATAGCCAAAGGGAACTACAACGAAACCACTCTGGAGGCGTTTGGCTGCACCTCTCGCGGACAGGCATGGCGGGCAGGTAAATGGCTGCTGGAAACAGCAAAGCGTGAAAGCAGCAGACTGTCTTTCCAGATGGCACGCGATGCTATCCACTTCACGCCGGGTGATA